ATAACGACGTCGAGCGCAACGCTACGGCTTGCCACGGGCTTTACTCACCTCCTCCTCGTATCGTTCGGCTTGCTCGGCGAGCACGGCCGCCAATGTGGCGAGCCATACGTCGTCGTCATACCAATGGGCCGGCACCGATTGTGTTGCTACGGCTACCGCTACCGCTGTCCATTCGCGGGAGCCGTTTGGGTAGGGTCGGCGATTACCTGGTTATCTACGGCTTGCACCTCGATATATTCGCGTTGGAATGCGTCCCAATCGCCGGCCCTCTTACCCGTGCGCTTTAGCGCGTAGTATGCGGCGGCCGCCGAGCCGGCTATGGGCATGTCGACGAGTTTTCCGAGGTTATTCCGAGCGAGCAACTCCTCGGCATCTTGCATGTCGCGGCCGATGGTTTGTACCTCGACGGCCTCCCACGACTCCGAATCCTGCTCGGCGTTGCCGAATATCACCCGGAGCCGTGGGCTCGATAGGGCAATGCCACTCATGCGCCCTTTACCTTTCCTAGTCGCTCGTCTATGGCATCCGCATAGACGGTTAAGACGGCCTCCTCTTGGGCCGCTAGGGCCTCGGTGAGAAAGAGGGTTGGCGCCATATTGTGCGGCCCTCGTAACCCGACACGAGGCCCGACTCCCCAATGCACGGGAGCGGCATAGACGGCGCCGAATGACACCGAGACGTCGGTAGGTGCGACGTCGACCCGGAGCGAGCCGGCGAGGCGCCCGGTACGGCGTGGCGCCCGTGCCATGGCGGCCGAGCCGACACTCTCGCCGGCCCGGCGCTCGGCATCGGTCAAGTCGTCGAGCGAGCCGGCGAACTCTCGCAATGTGCGAGCGAGAGTGTCGCCTCCGATTACCTCGACGGCTTGCTCGGGCATTATGCGGCGGCCTCGTCCTCGGTGCTTGCCGTAGCGACTACGCCATAGGTACGGGTGGGCCGGCCAACACAATCGAACTCGAAATCAGAGGTAATGCGGGTATTGACGTCGCCACCCTCCTCCAATGCCTCGATAACCACCGAGCCGGCCCAAGCCGGCGCACCCGTGATATTCGGCTCCCACGTAAAGGGCACCGTGGTAAGCGCATTGTCGTAACAGTACGAAAGGAAACCGGCCTCATCGTCGAAATCCTGAATAGCCGTGCCGGCGAGCACATAAGACTCCTTCTTGCCGGCCGGGATGGTATCGCCGCACAACGTCTCTACCGGGTCGCCGTCGTCGTCCGTCGTTGGCGTCACCCGGATATTAGTTGGCTGGCAACTAAAGTCATTGCCCGGCGCCGTGCCGAGAGTGAGCACTCCCGACTTAACGCGAGATTCGGTAATCATTTGGTCGCTCCTACTCGGTGGTTATCAGGGTGAATCGAAGAGCCGGCACACTCTGCGGGCTCGACTCGGGTTGAGCCGTGAGATTGATTGGCTCGATGCTCGACACCGAGCCAATCTCATTGAGGGCAAGCCACACGGATACCCGGATACTCTCGGCCGTGTCCTCGGTAACCGACACGGCGCCGGCCGGGAGGATGACGAGCACCCACCATGTGCGCTCAAATCCGCACATGGTGAGCGGCACGTCTCGCACCCATTGAGGCCACCCATTGAGCGGCGAGAGTGTGTCGGGCCGGCCGGCTTTGGCATTGATGCCCACGCCGGCCGAGTTGAGCGCGGCGGCGATGTCGTCGCGGGTCGTCATGCGATTGCCGTTACCCGGTAGGGCGCCTCGTGGCTCTCGACTTGGGTATCGAGGGCCGGGAGCCGGCTCGGGCCGTACTCGATTCCATCACCGAGGAGCCCGAGCGGCACCGAGCGGGCCGCTACCTCTCGGGCTACCCGGCGGTAGAGGGCTTGCGCTAGCGCGGGTGGGAACTCGGCCGGGTCGTCGGGAATGAGGCAATATGCGGCCTGCTTATCCGATTCGCCGTCGAGCACCTGGCCGAGTTGAGCGTCGGTTAGCACGGTCGCCGGCACGCCTATCCATTCCCGTACCTCGACGAGCGTCGGCCGAGTTCCCATGGTGCGGCCCGCTACTTGCCGTTACCGGAACGGGCGCCGAGTGCGGCCGGAGTGCCCTCAGTGACCTTAACCAGCGCGGCCGGCTCGGTAACGGCCGGGAGAGCGCGAGTCTCGGCGAGGATGAGGAGCATATTCCGAATGAAGTAGTCGGCATGCGAATCCGTGAGCATGACGGCCGTAGTGCCACGGTCGAAGAGGGTGAGCCCGTTAGCGAAATCGCCGACATAGGCCGTACCGGCGGGAACGGCGCCGGCCGAAATCACCTTAACTCCCCATAGGGTGCTCTGGCTCTGCGGCGCAATGCCGGCGGTGCCCATGACGCTGATGTCGATAGCGGCATAGTCGGCCGGGTTGAGGAGGACCGTGGTCGGGTTGCTATAGCCGGCGGCCTGCACCGTGCCAATGCCGATACGGATTCCGGCGAGCAAGTCGCCGGCGCCGTCGACCGTGGTAAGCGTGGCGCCCGTGAGCGCGGCGGCCGCATCGGCCTCAATCTTGAGGTAAAGCCCACCACGCAACTGTGTTTCCACAATTGACTGAATGCGCGGGATATCCTCTAGGGCCTGCCGGGTAATGGCCTTCCAATGGGCATACGTCTTAAGCGAGGCATTATGCAACGTCGGCACGACGTCGGCCTCGGGCTTTAGCGCACCCTCGGCCACGACTCCGGCGAGCGGGAATGAGCCGGGATACGTGTACCACTCAATAGAGCCCGTGCTAACCCTCTGCTTTCCCATGGCATCGAGGAGCGGAGTCGTCATAGTCCACGAGGCGCCCGGCGCAAAGACATACGGCGGCCTGTGCACATAAGTCGTGTCAATGGCGGCCCGGCCCTCAAAGAGCGAGCCGAAGTCGACCCGGCCCGACGTGCCCACGCCTCGATACTCGGCGAACTCCCGAGAGCCGATAAACGTCTCGCCCCATCCGGCGACGCCGGCCTCGCGGGTGAGGATTCGGCCCGTGTGCACCTTGTCGGCCGTCTCGCGCTCGGCCTCGATGGTCGAGAGTTGACCCTGTAGGGATGCCCATGCCCGAGCCGATTCGGCTTGCTCCTTGTGCTCGCCGATTTGTGCGTCGAGTTCGGCGCACCGAGTCTGGTGCTGGGCAATGGTGCCGCGCTCGTGCTCGGTAAGGTCCCGCTCTTCGGCGGCGGCTTTTTCTGTCATTGTCGTCATGACGCCGGTAAGCGCGTTGCGCTCCTCGACTAGGCGCCGGAGATAAGTAATCATGTCGTTTCCCTTGCTCGGAATCATTGATATGGATTCCGGCCGGTACTCCGAACGGTGCTCGGCCTCGATGGGCCTAGCGGCGTGTGAGTGGCGCCCGTATGGCTCGCACCGTAGGCCGCCGAGCCGGCGCTCGTCTAGGGCTCGGCGCCAATCGTCGACACGGCGCTCGAAACGTGCCGTTTAACGGGCCTAGGAGGCCCACCACGGCATGAGCGGCGGCCCGTCGTCGAGCACTACCGGCGCAAACGCGAGGCTCTCCTCGGCCCTGCCACGCACGGCGAGCACGGCGGCACCCTCGTAGGCCGGAATCGTGACGAGCGATACCTCTAGGAGCGCGGCCTCGACAATCTCCCGAGCACCATCGGCGGCCCGGCGCTCCTGTAGCGGCCTAAAGCCGACAGACATACCCGGTAGATAGCCGTCGCGCGCCTCTTCGAGCGCCTCGTCGCCGATAAGAGACGGCCGGGCATGGAAAATGCCCACGAGGCCGGCGTCGTTATCCGAGAATGCACGGGAACGCGCCACGGCCCGGTTATGGTCGTGCCCACGAAAGAGCAATACCTTGTCGGAACGTTGCCGGAGCGACTTATTGAAAGCGCCGCGCATAATACGCTCGCCGTTAGGGTCGGGCACGAGATAACTAATCTCGTCATAGGGTGCGCATACGCCGGTAATGGTGCGCTCATCCATATTGACGTTTCGGATTTCCATTGTGAGCATTATTGGTCGCCTCCCACGGGCGCCGGTACCGGCTCGGGCGCCGGCTCCGATGGTTGCGTAGTGAAACTATCCTCGAGCGCCGGCAATTCGCCGTCAACCGGGTTAGTTGCTTGGGTGGGCAATGGTGGCTTATTTTCCATAGCCCGGATTTCGCCAACGGTGAGCCACCCGCCGGCCAATGCCACCGAATAGGCCGAATACCGCGAGGCCGTATCGCCGCGCAATGTGGCATCGGCGGCAATCTTTACCGATGTGCCGCGCGGTAGTTGTGCGTCGAGGGTGCTTTCTACGCGCCTCATCCACGGGAGGAGCGTAAAGGTGCGCAACTCAATCATTCGAGATTCGACATT